CGTTAAATCGCCCCACAAATTCTTCTGCCCAATCGAATTCTTCTTTTGTTGGAAAAAAAGCAGGACCATCTTTTATATAGTCATACCCATTTCTTTTTAGATGCATGGGAACTCTTGCATCTAATTGATTAACTTGAGCCGGTATTCTACTTAGGGTTGTGTCTATTATTTTGTAATGATTTTCTCTTGCAAAAGCATGAGCAGAGGGGTTATCCATATAGATAAGCTTTTTAACATTAGGTATGTTTAATAGAGCACAATCAAACTTTCTACTTGTACAGATTGTTATTTCCGCATCTCTTATTTGAGATATCGCACCAGCAGAACAAAGATTATCCCCAAAGCGTTCATAAGCTTGGACTAGCAATTTTTCCATAATGTATTATAATTAATACACAGGAGAAATCAATAATGAATACGCCACAAAAAATAGAAACAGAATTACGCATAGTTGCTCATGCGGATATTTTACCTTTGATTGAGCCAGATCCTTCTGAGGATGAAGCATTAATTAGGATAGTCGCAAACACTAGTTCTTTGGAAACTAAAACAAATGATCTATCCTCACGGACTGACGGAAAAGCAAGTGATGATGGCAATGGATAAGGCAATCGCCCTCCTTGCTACAACATTTATGTTTGGTTATTATGATAGTGATGACATAAGACAAGAAGCTTATATTTTTGGTTTAGAAGCTTTACCTCGTTATGACCCATCTCGCCCACTGGAAAATTTCTTGTACACGCACATAAGAAATCGGCTAATAAATTTTAAGCGTGACAAATACCATCGCACAGACTCTCCTTGCAAAATCTGCTCAGAACACGGTAGGCATCCAGATGGCTCAGTTTGCCAGAAGTACATTTCTTGGAAAAGAAGAAACTCGTCTAAGCAAAACTTGATGCGACCACAAGATATACAAAACACTGATGATACAGAAAAGGCAATGAGACTAAATCAATCTGTTGTAGACGATGCAAACATAGCTGAATGTCTAGAGCTTATAGATAATAATCTAGATGTTGAACTTAGATCAACTTATATTAGAATGAAGAATGGCGAACCAGTGCCAAAAGCTAAAAGGTTTAAAATAGAAGAATCAATCAAGGAGATTATAAGTGGCAGGAAAAAGGCTGAATAAAACTGACCGTGATTATATAGCTACGAACCACCAATCAATGTCTCTCTCAGATCTCTCTGCTAAAATAAATAAGTCTGAGGATATGATTGTGGATTATATTACAGATTTGCAATTAAAAGAAAAGGCTGGCGAGCTAAGAAGCAGTAAAGCGTGGAAGCAACTTAGGCAAGAGATGGATGAGGATGAGCTAGAGTACTTTGAAGAGCAGTATGTAAAGTACATGGCCCAGTTCAGAGAAGATGTGCTCGTAACTGAAGAAACACAAATATTCTTGGTTATCAAGTTTGAGATAATGATGCACAGGAATGCCAAGGGCAAAAGGAATGCAGCGAAAGATATTGGGCGATTAGTCAGACAACAAGAACAGTACATGGGGCGATTTAGCTCTCCAGATGAAATGTCTGATACAGACCGCACTTACTTGTTAAATTTGGAAACTCAAATACAAGCAGCTAAAGCATCTGAACAAGCTCGCTCTACAGAGTATATAAAGCTTGAAGAAAAACATCAGGCACTACTCAAAGATTTAAAGGCGACCAGAGATCAGCGTGTAACAAGGATTGAGTCATCTAAAGAGACATACTTGTCGATAATCAAAAAGCTTCAGAATGAAGAAGAGCGTGATCTAATAGGTGGCAGTATGGAAACTATGAAGATGGCGACTAAAAAGGAAGAGAAAAAACTAACCAGCGTTCATACATTTGAAGATGGTAGTCAGGATCTACCAGTCTTAATACCAAAGGAAGAAAAAGATGAGTAAATCGGCACTAGTATTTGGGGCAACTGGACAAGATGGATCTTATCTGTGCGAAATGCTTTTGAAGAAAGGCTATGATGTCTTAGCGATAGCAAGAAGGTCTTCCGTAGATAATACCGAAAGACTGAAATATTGTTTAAATCACAGAAAATTCACTATGGTTAGGGGCGACATATGTGATCAATCTTTCGTTTTCAGCACGATAGCCAAGAACAATCCAGCGGAAATTTACAATCTGGCAGCACAGAGTCATGTGGGCGACTCTTTTACGCAACCGAACTACACGATTGATGTAGATTTGATGGGAACATTGAATGTTTTAAATGGGATTCTAAACTTTTCAAAATCTTCAAGATTTTATCAGGCTTCTACAAGTGAAATGTATGGTTCCTGTTTCTCTTACTATAGTCCTATTGATGGCACTAGAGTTGAGTCTAAAACTGCTATTAGCAGAGAAGATTTTATTAAAAAGAAATGTTTTCAAGACGAACTTACTGCAATGATACCCAATTCGCCATATGGAGTTGCGAAGCTGGCATCCCATAATTTGGTTAAGATTTATAGGGAGTCTTATGGATTGTACGCCTGTTCGGGCATACTCTTCAATCATGAATCGCCAAGGCGTGGTGAATTGTTTGTAACAAGAAAAATAACTTCTTGGATAGGAATGCGAAAAAATTCTAAGACAAAAGAAAAGTTGCAGCTTGGAAATGTAGATTCTTTGCGTGATTGGGGTCATGCAAAAGACTATGTTGAAGCAATGCACTCGATGCTTCAATTAAATGCTCCAGATGATTTTGTAATAGCTACTGGGTGTGCTTACTCTGTAGAAGATTTTTTAAATGTTGCTTTTAAACACGCTGGTTTTGGTAGCTGGAAAAGACAAGTAGTTTTAAATCCAACATTAAAAAGGCCATTTGAGGTTGATGCTCTTCGTGGAGTTTCAACAAAGGCAGCAAAAGTTCTCAAATGGGAACCTAGTTATAATTTTGATCTTCTTGTTAAAGAGATGGTCGAAAGTGATATAGATGGACACAAAGTATAAAGTAATTAGGGATACTAGAGAGCAAAATGGCTGGACTTTTATGCCAGCAAAAGCTTGCGAGGGAACTGTATCTGGAACACTAAAGACTGGTGATTATTCTATAGAAGGATATCAGGATATCTTAACCATAGAAAGAAAAGGTTCTATTGCAGAATTGGCAACAAATTTAGTTGAAGATAGATTTGAAAGAGAACTAGAAAGAATGGAGTCTTTTAAATATGCATTTATGATCTTAGAGTTTTCTATGGATGATTTAATTAAATACCCTAAAGGTTCTGGAATACCATACTATAAGATGAAGAGTGTAAAACTAAATCCGTTTTTCTTACTTAAAAGATTAATTGAAATAGAACTTAAGTATAAGGTTAAAATTATCTTTGCAGAAAATCATGGGCAAACTGTTGCTTCATCAATATTTAAAAGAGTGATTGAAAATGAAGGACCAAGAGAAATTAAAGAGCATAATTGATCGGGCATGGATGCTATCTGAGCAAGAAATGCTTGCTGTTAGCCCATTGACTGATATCAACGATATTCAAAAAATAGTTGATTTGCCCTTAACAAATATTCATCCATTAAAAAACATTTCCAAATCGGACATGGAAAGATTAGACATTTACTTGCTAAAAGTTATGAGAAATCCAGACTACTTTCCTTTTACATGCAAGCTTTTATTTGGTATAGACATATTTCCTTTTCAGCACATTATACTTAAAGAGCTTTGGAAAAGGCCATTCCCAATGATCATCGCTGGTCGTGGTGCGGGCAAAAGTTATATTCTTGCACTATACTCTATGCTCAGACTTTTGTTTACTCAGGGTTGTAAGATTGCAATCATAGGTAAGGTATTTAGGCAGAGTAAAGTTATATTTGAATACATGGAAGGTCTATGGGCGAATGGCGTTATCTATAGAGATATATGTGGTGTTGGCAAAGGTAGAAACAATAGAGATCAAGGCCCAAGACGAGATATAGATAGATGCGAAATGATTGTTGGTGAAAGTGTTGCTATGGCATTGCCATTGGGAACAGGTGAAAAGATTAGAGGTCAAAGAGCTAACTATACAGTTTGTGACGAGTTCGCTTCTATTAGAGAAGACATTTATCAAAATGTGGTAAGAGGTTTTTCTAGCGTAGCATCTAATCCAAGTGAGAAAGTTCATAGACAAGCAAAAATAAGATTGATGAAACAGCTTGGTGTTTGGACCGATGAAGATGAAGCACAGGAAAGCAAAATACTTAGAAGCAACCAGAACATTGTTGCTGGTACTGCCTACTATTCTTTTAATCACTTCTATAAAACATGGGCTAATTATAAAAGGATAATTGAAAGCAATGGCGAAAAAAAGGCTCTAGAAGAAATTTTTCAAGGGGCAATACCAACTGGGTTTGACTGGAGAGATTATTCTATAATAAGACTTCCAGTAGAAATACTTCCTGTTGGTTTTATGGATGCCAAACAGATAACATCTGCTAGAATAAATAGTACAAAAGCGAATTATCTAATCGAGTATGGTGCTACATTTGCTACTGATTCTGATGGCTTTTTTAAACGAAGTTTAATTGAATCTTGTATTGTTGGAAAGCCAGAAAGTCCAATAAGTTTGGCGAGTGGGGAAATAGTTTTCCATGCTTCTTTACTAGGTGATGGTGCTGTACAACATGTTATGGCAATCGATCCAGCTTCTGAAAGAGATAATTTTGCTGTAATTGTGTTGGCTCTACATGCAGATCATAGAAGAATAGTTTACTGTTGGACAACTAATAGAAGTGCGTTTAAACAAAAAATGAACAAGGGTATTGCAAAAGAAAAAGATTTTTATAGTTACTGCTGTAGAAAAATTAGGGATTTAACAAAAGCCTTTCCAAATATGGTAAGAATAGCACTTGATAGTCAGGGTGGTGGTGTTGCCATAGAGGAAGGTTTACAAGATCCAAATAGAATCAATGAGGCAGAATCACCAATATATAGAGTTATAGAAACCAACAAATCAAAAGACACAGATGATAAGCGTGGTGAGCATATTCTTCAAATGATTAATTTTGCAGACGGTAATTGGGTACTAGAAGCAAATCATGGTCTTCGCAAAGATATGGAAGATAAAGTTTTACTATTCCCATTCTTTGATCCAATATCAATAACTCTTGCAGAAGAAGAAGATATTGCTGCTGGAAGAAAAGAAGATTTAACAAATTTGTATGATACGCTAGAAGATTGTGTTATGGATATAGAAGAGTTAAAAGACGAATTGGCCAGTATTGTTCATACACAAACTGTTGCAGGAAGAGATCGTTGGGATACTCCAGAAAGCAGAGATGTTGATGGTAAAAAAAGCAGAATTAGAAAAGATAGGTATTCTGCCCTTTTGATGGCAAACATGGTTGGAAGAATGTTCCAAAGGATTGAAGTTCAAGAAGAATACATACAAGCTGGTGGGTTTGCATCATCTGTAGAGACTAAGAACAATGGTGGACCTATGTATATTGGTCCAGAATGGTTTAAGCAAGCTACTAAGAATAGTGCTAATTATGGCACAGTTATTCCTACAAGGTGTAATAATATTTTAGAGTAATCAGATTACAATCAGATTAGGTGAAAAATGTCAGAAGAAAAACCTTTATTTGTTACTTGGGATGAAAATGATCCAAAATCAAAAGAAGCAGCATTTGCAAAATCTGCGTATGTTGATTCACTTCATCATACTTCTAAGGCTGGCACAGCTTTTCAAAATATATTACCCGGAAATATCTCTGTTCGTGAATCATTTGATCGTAGGGATTATGACTTTTTTAGACCAGGCGAGAGCATACCTACTTTAGAAAAAGATATCATTTCTGCATGTATGCAAGCCTATGAGCGTATAGGCATAGTTCGTAATGTAATAGATATGATGGCAGAATTTGCTTGTCAGGGCATTGATCTTGTTCACCCAAATGAAAAAATACAAACATTTTATAGAGAATGGTTTTCAAAAATAAATGGGGCAGAAAGAACTGAGCGTATTTTAAATATGCTTTATAGATCTGGTAATGTGATTGTAAAGAGATCAACTGCAAAGTTAAAAAATGTAGATGTTGAAAACTTACAAAAAGGTTTAGCAGCAGATATACCAGTTGGGGAATCAATATCTTCTCCAAAAAATGAAATACCTTGGGGATATACCATATATAACCCAGTGACCATAGAAGTTTTTGGCGAAGAATTAGTTCCATTTCTTGGACCAAATTCATTTAGGTATGGCGTTAGAATTCCAGAATCTTTGCTGAAAAAAATAAAAAATCCAAAAGATACTATTGAAAAAGATTTGGTTGCTGGAATTTCTTTGCAGAGTTTAACATCTGTATCTCAGGGTGGTAAAGCTTTGCCTCTTCCAGCAGATAAGACTAGTGCTATTTATTATAAAAGAGATGATTGGCAAGTTTGGGCAAGGCCCATGACATATTGCATACTTGAAGATTTAATGATGCTCAAGAAGATGAAGCTTGCAGATCTTGCAGCATTAGATGGTGCTGTTAGTCACATTCGTGTATGGAAATTAGGTTCGCTTGAACACAAGATTTTGCCAACTGAAACAGCTATAGGTCGTTTGGCAGATATGCTTATGAACAATGTTGGTGGTGGCTCAATAGATTTAATTTGGGGTCCAGAATTAGACTTTAAAGAAACATCAACTGATGTTGCAGCTTTTTTGGGTGAAGAAAAATACAAACCAATTTTAAATGCAATATTTGCTGGATTGGGTATACCACCATCTTTAACTGGTTTACCAGCAGGACAAGGATTCTCAAACAATTATATTAGCTTAAGAACATTGATTGAAAGACTTGATTATGGTCGTTCCTTGTTAATTGCGTTTTGGGATAAAGAAATCAAGCTTGTTCAACAGGCTATGGGATTTAAAGTTCCAGCCCAAATTGTATTTGATCAACATACACTTTCTGATGAAGCTGCTGAAAAAAGATTGCTTATTGATCTTATGGATCGTGATCTTATTAGCGAAGAAGCAATTCAAGAAAGATTTGATCTCATTCCTGAGATTGAAACAGTTAGAAGAAAGCGTGAAATGCGTAAACGAGAAAGTGGTAAAATACCTAAGAAAGCTGGACCTTGGCATAATCCACAGATTGAAGATGATCTTAAAAAAATGTGGGTTCAAATGGGTATAATGTCACCAAAAGACTTTGGAATAGATGTTGAAATACCACCTCCTATTATTGATCAGCCTAAACCTTCTACAGAAGATAATTCTCAAAGTCCAAAAGGAATTTCTGGACAAGGAAGACCAGTTGGCATTAAAGATTCTGAAAAAAGAAAAAAGAAAGTCATTGTTCCAAAAACTGCTGCCAGATTAGTAGATACAATGGCATGGGCAGAGCTTTGTCAAAAAAATATATCTGAGCATGTTAACGCTGCTTATTTATCTTCTTTGAACAAAAAAAATCTTAGAGAGCTTTCATCTCAAGAATTTGAAAGCTTGGAAAAAACAAAGTTTCATATACTTTGCCAAATTAAAGCAGATCAAAAAGTAGACAAGGATTTAATCAAAGAAATAATATCTACAAA